ATTGGGAAGATTTTCCCTGAAAATGGCTCGGCTAGGCACTATTCGGAATGAAAGAAATCGCAATGGCGGAATTGGGAGAAATTGTCCGCCTTCGGGACGAATCGGCTTACCGAGGTGTGCCAGAACCGCGAATCCACACTAAACTCAATGATTTGCCCTCTTACGGCGAGCAAATGATTAAATTTTGCGAAGAAATTGGCTTTGAACTGATGCCTTGGCAGCAATGGCTGGCTCATCACACCTTAAAATATAAACCCGATGGCCGATGGGCTCACCCACTAGTTACTTTACTTTGCGCTCGGCAGCAGGGTAAATCGACCTTTATGGCGCTACAAATCCTATTTAGAATCTATGTATTAAAGGAAAAATTGCAAGTCCATACGGCTCATAAGCTAACTACTTCGGCTGAATTGTTTTATAAAATCTATGCAATTATTGAACAGAATCCTAGGCTAGCTGCTGAATTTACTAAGAAGCTAGAAAGCAAGGGATTCCAGGAACTGCAATTTACTGAGGGCCGCCGATATATCGTCCGAGCCAATAACTCAGCTGGTCGAGGCATTGCAGCTCCAGAAACGATACACCTAGACGAAGCTAGAGAATATAAAGATGAGGATGTCTGGTCTGCCTTGCGATATACGCAAATGGCTTCAGCCAATCCTCAGATATGGGTTTATTCAAATGCTGGAGATCAACATTCAATTGTTTTAAATAAACTCAGAGAAAGAGCGATGGCTGCTATCTATGGAGCCAACGATGATATTGGTTGGTTTGAATGGTCAGCTCCGACCGGTATTAAATTCGATAACTCGCCAACTTTCTGGCTAGGTGTCTGCCAAGCTAATCCATCACTTGGCATCACAGTTCATCCAGATAATATTCGGGCAGTCTTATCAGACCCCGAGGACATTGTGCGCACAGAAGTTTTATGCCAATGGGTCGATACAATTAACCCAGTTATCAATCCATCCCAATGGGAAAGTTGCAAAGTTGAGGGCCTTCGACTCAATCCTGAATCAGATACTTGGCTGGCTATTGATCTTAGTCCTGATAGAAAGCAAGCTGCCCTAGTTGCTAGCCAGAGACTTGAAGGCGATAAGTTCCAAGTGATATTGCTACAGACTTGGCATAACCCTGCCAATCTGGATGATAAAGCAATGGCCAATGATGTAGCCGAATGGGTTAGAAAATATCCAGTCCAGTTAGTTGCCTATTCAGCTAGAACTGCGTCAGCGGTAGCAGCTAGGTTAGCCCCTGCAGGAATAAGAGTCGAGCCAATAGACGGCCTTGATTATGCCCAAAGCTGCGATGAATTACTGGGAGCAATTTCATCTCAGCGGTTAGCTCACTCGGGACAGGAAGAGCTGACCAAGCAATGCCTATCCGCCGTCAAACTCCCTTTCGGTGATGGCGGATGGGTAATGGGTCGCAAAGTGAGTAACACAACTATTTGCGGAGCAATTGCTTCAGCCTTAGCGACACACTACGCAACGATGGCTGAAAGCGGAGTAGATATTCAAATAGTGTAAGTAGGCTCGCTTACAATGTAAGCAATGGGTGCTATAAGAGATTTCCTATTTCCACAGGTTCAGACGGCTAAGCCTAGTAAGGTTTCAGATGTTGCAGCCGCGCTAACTCCCGTCCAGATTAGCGATTCAGTTTATAATATTCTTGGCGGTGCAACTAATACCACTCGCCAATTAGCAATGAGCGTTCCATCAGTTGCTAGAGCTCGCAATATCATCTGCGGAACTATTGGCTCATTACCTCTCACAACTTTCAATCGCATAACTGGACAATATGTAGATCCGCATCGCGTCATTAATCAGCCAGACCCAAGGGTTGCAGGATTCGTAATCTATAACTGGCTTGCTGAAGATATTTGGCTTTATGGTGCTGGTTATGGTCAAGTTTTAGAAATGTATTCTGCAACTGATGGCGGTCGCGTAAGAGCTTGGACTCGCGTCAGCCCAGACCGCGTTACAGTTGATACAGATTTCCTAAATACAGAAATTACTGGATATAAAGTTGATGGCAAGTCAGTTCCACTTCAAGGCGTTGGTTCCATCATCCGATTCGATGGCCCAGATGAGGGATTGCTTCACAGAGCTGGCAAGACAATTGCAGCTGCCGTATATCTTGAAAACGCAGCAGTTAATTATGCTAAAGAACCTGCTCCAACTATGGTTCTTAAATCAAATGGAACTAACTTAACTGCCGAAAGAATTTCAGCACTTCTTAGCGCTTGGAAAACTGCGCGTCAATCTCGCTCTACTGCATTTTTAAATGCTGATGTAAATCTCGAGCAATTTGGTTTTGATCCTAAATCATTACAACTTGCAGAAGGCCGTCAATATGTAGCGCTTGAATTGGCTAGAGCTTGCGGTATCCCTGCTTACTTCTTGAGCGCCGAAGCGACTTCTATGACTTATTCAAACGCGGTGTCTGAGCGGCGCTCATTAGTTGATTTCTCACTTCGCCCAATCCTTAAAGCGATTGAGGAACGCTTATCATTACCGGACTTTGTGCCTAATCCAGTAATGGTGCGCTTTGCACTTGACGATTTCTTACGCGGTAACGCATTAGAGAGAGCGCAAGTTTATGAAATCCTAAACCGCATTGGCGCGATGAGCGTTGAGCAGATTCAGCGAGAAGAGGACTTAATACCAAATGAAGGTTAATATGCCAATGGCAGTTACCGCTGCCGATACAATTAAGAGAACAATTACTGGGACTATCGTTACTTGGAATGAGCAAGGCAATACCTCAGTTGGTCCAACAGTTTTTGCAGCAGATAGCATTGAAATTAAGCCAGTTAAGTTGCTCCTTGAGCACGACAGGACTCGCCCTATTGGGAAAATGGTTTCTCACAATGTAACTGCTAATGGAATTGAAGCTACTTTCAAGATTGCTAACACTATGGCTGGAGAAGATGCTCTAGTTGAAGCAACTGAAGGACTACGCGATGGCTTTAGCGTAGGCGCTCAAATAAATGAATGGACAAACAATAAAGGCGTAATGCAGATTACTTCAGCAACCCTAGATGAAGTTTCTTTAGTTACTGATCCTGCAATTGATTCTGCTCGCGTAAGCGAAGTAGCAGCATCCGAGAATGAAGCACCAAAAGAAGATTCTGATTTGGCAACCGCTGATTCAGAGAACCCAACCGAAGGAGACCAAGTGTCCGACACTACCGCTCCTGCTCCTGCCGTTGAAGAAGCGGTAGAAGCAGCCAAAGTAGAAGCTGCAGCTCCAAAGCCAGCTTTCTACACAAGCCCTCGCCTTGAATTTACCAAGGCAAAATACCTAGAGATGAGCGTCCGCGCTGCTCTAGGAAATGACGATGCTCGCGCTTATGTCCGCGCTGCAGACGACACCACAACAAATAACGCTGGTCTGATTCCAACTCGCCAGCTAACTGAAGTAATTAATCCTTTAGCAAATGCTGATCGTCCAGCAGTTGATTCAGTATCTCGCGGAGTTCTACCTGATGCAGGTATGACTTTCGAAATCCCTCGCCTAAAGACTGCTCCAACAGTTGGAGAAGAAGCTGAAGAGGCAACAATTGATGAGACAGGAATGGAGACCGAATTCGTTTCCGTATCCGTTAAAAAGTATGCAGGGGGACAAGAGTTCTCAGTAGAACTCCTAGATCGCTCTTCACCAGCTTTCTTTGATGAGCTTGTCCGTCAAATGGAATATGCCTATGCAAAGGCAACAGATGTCGCAGTAGTAACTGGCTTAATTGCTGGTGGAACAGATGGCGGAAACCGCACTCTCGATGCAGCTGGACTTCTTGACTTCGTATCCGATGCTGGAGTTTCAATTTATTCCAACACTCTCGGATTCGCACAAAATATCATTGCATCTCCTCAGCAATGGGGCGCAATCCAGAATCTAGCTGATGCTGGCCGTCCGATTTATCAGAACTTGATTGGCAATATGAATCAAGGTGGAAATCTCGGAGCAGGTTCTGCAACTGGAAATCTTCTCGGTCTTAACTTCCGCGTAGATCGCAATCTCACAACTGGCTCCGGTGTTGGCGATAACACAATCATTATCATCAATCCAGAGGCTTATACTTGGTATGAGTCAAGCCGTTTCCGCTTGGAGACCGCTCAGGTAGCAACTGGCCAAATCAAAGTTGCTTACTATGGTTATGGCGCACTAGCAACAAAGGTAGGCGCTGGCGCTTATCGTTGGATGGTTGCGTAGTTAATTAAAAAAAGTGAGGGCCAGTCCGCTCCCGAGCTGGCCCCTCACCTAACTGCTTGAAAGGATGACGAAATGCCTACAATAGTTACGGCTGCAGAGCTTAGGACGATTCTTGGCGTTTCGTCATCCCTATATTCAGATGCTTATCTAGGCGATATTGTCGATGCGTCTGAGAATCTAGTCTTGCCAATGTTAGTTACTTTCCAAAGCAAAATTAACAAAGTAAAGCTGACCGGTAATGTTGCTTACTTTGAAACTGCAACAATTCAAGAATTTACAGAAGGCCAATCCGTAATTATTACTGGCTGCGGAGCTCCTTTCAATGGCACTCACACAGTAACCGATGACGAAATTTCAGATTATGTATTTACAGTCGCAATCACCAATGCAGACATATTGGAAAAAAATATCATCCCAGCAGGAAACGCTGCGCTATCTGGATTATCGACCTATGTCGGAAACCCCAATGCTGAAGCTGCTATTTTGGCTATCTCCGTTGAAATCTTCCAATCCAGAACCGCCGCTGGTGGATCAATTGAAGGCGTAGATTTTGCAGTTACCCCTTACCGCCTATCTAAGAATTTACTCGCCAAAGTAACTGGCTTACTTGGCCCATATCTTGATGTTGAAACTATGGTCGGCTAATGCCAGCATCAACAATTGCCACAGATGTTAGAGGCGCTTTAAAGACGGCCTTGGCAGGATGCACCGCTAATATTTATGACTCAGTTCCAGAAACGCCAATAGTTCCAGCAATTATCGTCATCCCAGACTCGCCCTATATGGAGCTTGAAGTCTTAGGTAAATCAACTACTCGCGTCAAATTAAATTACACAATAACCGCTTGCGTTGCGTATTTCAGCAACGCCGCTGCTCTTGATAATTTAGAGCAATTAATCATTAGTATTCTTGGAGCGCTAAATGCTTCCAAGTATGAGTTATCAATAGTCGAAAGACCATCGGTAACTGAAGTCGGAACTACAACCTTGCTAGTTTCAGATATACGCTTGAGCGTCCGCTACGAGCAAACCGCATAGGAGACCCAAATGCCAACTACAGTAATAACTGGGCGCGATGTAACCTTTACACTCGATAGCGCTAGCTTCGACGCCCAAGCAACTAGCGCAGTCCTAAGCTGCGACACAATTATCGAAACCTATCAAACTCTTGATGGTCGCGCTTATAAGTCCGTTGATAAGCAATGGACATTCACAATTGAACTGCTTCAGGATTGGGGAGCTGCTAGCTCACTATTCGAGGCAATGTGGGCTGATGCTGAATCAGCACCAAACACAACACTTGCAGTTTCATTTACTGCCGTAACTGGCGCAGTATTTGCTTTCAATGTATTGCCAATCTTCCCAGCAGCAGGTGGCGCAGCTCCAGGAGCGCTAACTGATACTTGGACGATGACCGTAATTGGAACTCCAACAGAAACCTTTAGTTAAGAGATCGGAGCATCGGGAGCTATGAAGTCGCAAATCACAATTACATATAACTCAGGCGAGCAAGCAACTTATATTGCCCAACCGCCTGAGTATGCCAAATGGGAGAAGGCAACTGGCAAGACGATTAGTGAATTAGGCGGTGTCTGGGACATTATGTTCTTGGCGTATAACGCAATGAAACGCGAGTCGGCTGGTAAGCCAGTTAAAGCTTTCGATGTATGGATGGAAACCGTTGCTGATATTGATGTGAGCAACCAAGACCCAAAAGCCATAACGCTGGAAGCCTAAATTATCTTCTAACGCTTCTGGCAATCGAGACAAAAATCCCGAAGCAATATTGGGATGATGCCGATGATATTTGGACCGCGTTGGAGATATTAAAGGAGAGAAACGGTGGCAAGTGATCCGATTACTTATGATCGCGCTGAGCTACGCGGTATTCTCAAAGCATTTAAAGCAATGGATGACCAAGCAGTTCAAGAAGCCAGAACTGAAAGCAGCGCGCTTGCAACCTACGCCGCAAATCAAATCAAAGTCAGCGCGCTGGGACGAACGGTCGCGGCTGCTGGTGTTCGGAGAGTTGCCGAAGGTGTTCGAATCAGCAAGTCATCTAAAATCGGCGAATTCTCTTATGGCTTTGCATCTCAAAGGTTTTCTGGTGGCGCAACAACACAGAAGCTCTGGGCAGGTCTTGAATTTGGAAGTAACCGCTATCGCCAGTTTCCCAGAAGAACTCCCAATCGCGGACGCGGCAATTCTGGCTATTTCATCTACCCGACACTTCGCCAAATTCAGCCTGAATTAGTGCGTAAATGGGAAGAGGCTTTTGATACAATTTTAAAGAAATGGGGATAACAAATGGCTGGTAATAGAACGCTTAAGTTATCTATCCTTGCTGATGTTGATGATCTTAAACAAAAACTTGGCCAAGGTGAAAAAGAAGTTCAAGGTTTTGGCGATAAATTAGGCGAATTTGGTAAAAAAGCCGCTGCAGCCTTTGCAGTAGCAGCAGCGGCAGCTGCCGCCTACGCTGGCAAATTATTAATTGATGGCGTTAAAGCAGCAATTGAAGATGAAAAAGCCCAAGCCAAATTAGCTACTACTTTAGAAAATACTACTGGGGCTACGAAAGCCCAAATTGCTGCCGTTGAGGATCAGATTCTTCAGATGTCTTTGGCAACTGGAGTAGCCGATGATCAACTTAGACCGTCATTTGAAAAGTTAGTAAGAGCGACTAATGATGTTGAAAAAGCCCAGAAACTACAGACTTTAGCTTTAGATATAGCAGCTGGTTCTGGAAAATCTTTAGAATCAGTAAGCCAAGCTTTAGCCCGAGCTTATGATGGCAATAATTCTGCTTTAACTAGGTTGGGTGTTGGATTATCAGCAGCAGAACTTAAATCTTCAAGCTTTGACCAAGTAACGGCAAAACTAGCTGAGACATTCGGCGGACAGGCTTCAGTTCAAGCCGAGACCTTTGAAGGCAAAATGAAAAGATTACAGATTGCCTTCGATGAAGCAAAGGAATCCGTAGGAGCTAGATTACTGCCTATCCTTAGTAATTTATTGGATAAATTTACTCAAAATCTTGGCCCTGCTATTGAAGGCATAAAAAATAAATTTGCTCCATTAACAAAAGCGATAGAAGATAATAAAGAAGAATTTCAAGCTATTTGGGATTTCTTAAACAAATACATAGTTCCAATTTTGACCGGAGCACTTAAACTTGCCGTAAGTGGATTGGTTAGCACTTTTACGACTTTAGTTAATATCATTGGTAAGGCAGTCAATTTCTTTGGCAATCTTTATGAAGCGTATAAAAAGTTTGTAGATTTTACTAAGAATAATCCACTGAGCAAAGGTCTTGGTAATTTAAAAGATTTTGTAACTGGTGCGGGATTTACCAATGCTGGATTTTTAACGGCTGGCGCAGGAGACCAACCTCAAGGCCTTCAAGGCTTAATGCAAGAAGATAAAGAAAATCCTTTAGAACAATTATTTAGTAATCCAAATTTTACCCGAAATTTAGTCGGTGGTCTTAGCATTAGCGAAAAGCAATTAATTGATACATTTATACAAAGTGGGCAAAATGGACAGTTAATCAATCGCTTTAGACCCGAAATGGATCTCAATCCAATCATTGCCGAAATCCGCGGTAGAGAAGATGCTTATCAAAGAGCTAGAAGAGACTTAAGTTCTCAGCAACCTGTTATCGTCAATGTAAATGCTCCGTCCGCGATTGATGAAGAAGGATTTACTAGATCAGTTATTTTGGCGCTTAATAACTCGACTAATCGCGGAACTACTGGTGCTAGAGATTTAAGAACTTCGGCTCAAGTAATATGACTCTTTGGACTCCTGATTGGCGAATTAAAGTCAATGGCACAGAATTAACCTCAGTTATTCTTAGCAATTTAACTATCACCTCTGGCCGCCAAGATATTAACTCCCCAACTCCTGCTGGGTATTGCTCGCTTGAGGTCATTAATACCGATGGCACTAACTACTCATTTACAATTAATACCGCGGTTACAGTTGAGATTAAAGACACTAGCGGAAATTATGTAGCTCTTTTTGGCGGTAGAGTTTCAGACTTGCGCCAAGTAGTAAGAAGCGCTGGATCTAGTGCAGTCATCACTAGCCTTCGCATTACTGCCATCGGAGCGCTTTCGAAATTGCAAAGAGCTATATTTGATGGCAATTTGGCTGAAGGTTTAGACGGCGCTCAAATTACTGACTTGCTAGATGATTTGCTTTTAGGTTCTTGGAACGAAGTGCCACCAGCCGAAACTTGGGCTAATTATGATGCCACCGAAACTTGGGCTAATGCGCAAAATATTGGGCTAGGGGAAATTGATACTGGCGAATATACGATGGTAAGCCAACAAATTACAGATACCGTCATTGGGCCGCTAGCTAATGAAATTGCTAATTCAGCTTTAGGTTATCTTTATGAAGATGCCAATGGTCTGATTGGATACGCAGACGCAAGTCATCGTCAGGATTACTTACTTGCCAACGGTTACACAGATTTGGACGCTTCTCACGCCATAGCATCTGGCATTGGCGTAATCCAGCGCCAAGGCGATTTAGCGAACAAAATAATTATGGATTATGGCAACAATTTTAATAGCTCCTATACTGCGCAGGACACAACTTCTCAATCAACCTATGGTTTATTTGCCGAGCAATTTAATAGCTACCTAAAGAACGCGGCCGATGTCGAGGATGTAGCAGATCGCCTAATCCAGCTTCGAGCCTATCCAAGAGATACTTTTCAGTCGATTACCTTCCCACTTCAATCCCCTGAAATCGACAACGCCGATAGGGACGCCCTACTTAATATATTTATGGGCCAGCCAGTCAGAATTACCAATCTTCCCCTCAATATCTTAGGTGGCGAATTTACTGGCTTTGTCGAGGGCTGGACTTTCAATGCCTCAGTTTCGGGCCTATCAATTACCTTCCTGGCTACCCCAACAGAGTTCTCGGCCTTTGCTCAACAATGGGCTCAGGTCAATGCAGCAGAAAGCTGGAATAGTGTGCTCAATACCTTAGAATGGCAAGACGCGATTGGAGTGATTAGTTAATGCCGACAACCTCAAACTTTGGCTGGACAACCCCAGCTGATACAGACCTAGTCAAAGATGGCGCAGCTGCCATCAGAACTTTAGGTAATGGAATTGATACCTCATTTTTGGATCTCAAAGGTGGGACAACTGGACAAGTATTAAGCAAAGCTTCAAATACAGATTTAGATTTCAGTTGGGTTGCCCAAGATGATTCTAATGCAATTCAAAACGCAATTGTCGATGCTAAAGGTGATTTAATAAGTGCAACTGCTGCTGATACTCCTGCTAGATTAGCAGTTGGCACAAATGGTCAAGTTTTAACTGCCGATTCTACAACTGCAACAGGATTAAAGTGGGCTGCTGCCAGCGCAACAAGTGGCCCTGCCTTTAGAGCCAATAGAACTGCTAACTATTCAATTAGCCAAAACACTTGGACTAAAGTTAATTACAATGAAGAAGATTTTGATACTGCTGGAAATTATGACCCAACAACTAATTATCGTTTTACACCAACTACGGCTGGCTATTATCAATTTAATTATTCAGCGCAAGTTAATAACGCCACTTCAGGTCAATTTTTTATGCTTGGTTTATACAAAAACGGCGCTATTTATCACAATGGAGAGGCAAATGATATAACTAATCAAGGTTATGCAAACGCCGGTAGCACCGATTTAATTTATATGAACGGCTCAACTGATTATGTAGAAGTTTATATGTATACAAGCTCTAGTGGTGCAAACATTGGTGGAGATGCAGGTGGAACTGTGTCGGTATTTTCAGGCGTATGGATTAGGAGTTAATTATGGGATTATTTAAAGAATTACAAGAAGCGTTGCCAGAATTAACAGATGCAGATTTTGGCCCAATGGGAACTATAATTCTGCAAAATGATTCTGATGGCTTAGGTGATTACATAGCCAAATGGGATTATGCAAAGCCACTTCCAGACGGCTTTACTTTAGGCAAGTAAAACAATCTTTATAGATAATGCCTAAATTATGTGCAGCAGGTATTCAGCTTCGGGAGCAAATCGATGACGATTATCCTGATCGCGATAGGAAGTCTGATGGCTGGATTGCTGACGCTCGCCATCTTGCAAAAGGCACTTCTGACCATATACCAGACGCTAAATCAGGAATCGTTAGAGCTTTAGATATTGATGCTGATTTATCAGCTCACAAAGAAGAGGCTTACGCGTTAGTTGAGAAGATTCGCAAGTTAGCTAAGAAAGGCGATAAGCGAATTAAATACATAATCTACGATGGAAAGATTATGAGTCCAATACTCGGATGGAAGCGCAGAAAATATAACGGCGCTAACCCTCACCGGTCGCATTTGCATATTTCATTTACAATTTTGGGAGATAAAGATGGCAGTTATTTCAACCTCGAAGGAGAAGCTAATGAGCGACTTAAAGAAAATGGCAGAGAGCTGGGCCAAGACATTCCTAGCAACGGCACTAGCGACCTACTTGGCAGTCGGCCTAGATGTAAATGCAATTGCCAATGCAGCTCTCGTATCAGTCTTGCCTAGCATCATCAATTGGCTAAACCCTAACTACGAGCGTTACGGCAGAATTAAGTAATGGCAGCTCCCGAGCTTGCAACGCTAGTTGCCTCAGTATTGGGATCTATTGCTCTACTGATTGCTGGCCTTCGCTACATAATTAAATTGGAGAATATCCCTATAGTGTCGCGCCTTGATAAAATGGAGTCTCAGCTAGAATTGGCCCTAGCGAAAGGGGTCAGAAATGGCAACGCGAAAGCGCGTAAATAAGAAGCCAGTTAAGCGTCCAAAAAGACGCAGGACTACTAAAGAAACCCCATTAACAAAGCTTGATTTCTGGGCTATTGCTGCTAATGAAGTTTATAAAGCTTGTCGCAGAGCAGGGATGGATGAAGGAACTGCCTTGGCCTTTGCTATGGATCGCAGCTCTTATCCCGATTGGATAGTCCCTGCCGATGACCCAATTAAGAAGATTGGTTGGGAAGATGGAGAAGAGGACAACTAATCTACTTTCGAGAGGTTGAGCTCTTCGAGGC